ATCAACACCGAAACGATTAACATTAATGATGTTCCTCCATTTGTTAGAAATCATTATTCAGTGTTAAAAAAACTTCAATCAGAAAATTCAGATTTAACAGGCGTTTTGCAAGTTGGTGAAACTCTTGGTGGAAGTTATTTTTATTATGACATTACCGATAATGTTGGAAATGTTATTGAAGGAGTTCAAACTCAATTTGTAAAAGAATTGAAATGATGGAAGAAATCGAAACACTTTTAAAATCTGAAAACATTCTTTTTGCCAATGGTTATATTGAAAAATATGAAGGCAATTTTTGTGTTGTATTCAGGAACCAAAATGAAGATGCATTTCTTTTGGAAACTTCTTTAAATTAATTTCTAAAAATATTACTATGTATAGTTATGGATTAGTACAGTTTTTACAAGCTAAAAAACTTAAATCAAATGAGTGTATAAATGCTTTTTTAAAATCAGAAAACATTTCAGAATTTACCGCAAAAAATCACAATAGGGTTAATATCTACATTGAAAAGAATTGGAATAAATTTGCATCATTTGTTGATAGAGGCATTAAAAGTGGTGATTTAAAAGGCAAAGCGGTTAAACTTAATCATTATTTTGATGAACAAAGGGAAAGAAATGAAAGAATAAAAAAAGAATTTCAAGATGCAAATCTAAATTCAGAACAACAAAAAATCATCAATGAAATTAAAAAAGATGGAGTTGGAAAATTTCAATCTGCAATGATGAAAGAAGGAATTAATCCAGTTGGGAAAGATTATGCTTTTGAATCAAAAACTTTGCAATGGTTGCCTTTGGTGAATCAGATAATTGAAAATAATATATTAACCTTTAAAAATTAAACTATGGCTGAAAAGCAAAAAAAACTTTATTTGGACGTTCCAAAACTGATTGAAATCCACAACAAAAACAATCCAAATGATATTGTTGATCGTGAAGGATTCGCAAAGAAGTTTGAAACGACTTACCAAACACTTACAAATTATAATGGTGGTGTTATTCCTAAATCATTGGAATTGGTGAATAAAATTCTAACCGTATCAAAAGCAAAATATGAAGATGTTTTTGTTGAGGTAGGAAAAGAAAAAATTCAGGAACCAAAACCTGAAAAACAAAATCCATTTCCTGATTCACTTCAGAAGGCCATCAATGAAATTGGTGGTGATGAAATCATTCAAATATTAACTAAAAGAAAAAAGTAAGATGAAAAAAACAAACGATGAAAACAAAAATCCAATTCAAAAAGGAATTGATGAATTGAACGAAATTAAATTTCAATCTGATGAAAACACCGATGCCTTCCAACAGTTGTTGGATGATAATCCTGAAGGTGTTTATCAATTGGCACCTGGATTGACTGTTGAAGAAATGAAGGCAATTTTCTTTGATTATGATGCACTTGTTGAGGCGCCACAAAAGGTTTACAGGTTGCAGGGTTCAAAAGATCGTTATTATTACACATTTAATGAAGATGGAACAGTTTCCTTTTACACTTCAGTAACAACAATGATCAAATTCACAATGCCAACATCACCAAATTTGATCAAATGGATTGCTGATATGGGTTATGATGAAAGTAAAAATTATGCAGCGGAAAGGGCCGATTATGGAACATTTATGCATAAGGAATTTGCAGAACTTGCAATTAACAGGCGTTATGATACCACAAAGTTGAAATCAAAATTAAAAGCATATTGTGAGGAAGAAAAACTTCCAATTGATTTCATCAATCATGAAGATGAATTGAAAAAGGATATTATGGCCTTTGCTCAATTTATGATTGATTACAAGGTTAAACCATTAGCAGTTGAAATTGTATTAACACATCCGAAAGATGGTTATGCAGGTGCCGTTGATATGCCGTGCAAAATGACAATTGAAGTTGATGGATTGGATGAAGAAAATCCATATAAATCAGGACCAAGAAAAGGTGAACCAAGAGAAGTGAAGGTTGAAAAAGAAATTTCTGCAATTGTGGATTTCAAATCAGGCCGGAAAGGATTCTATGAAGAAAATGAAATTCAACTGGAGGCCTACAAACAAATGTGGGATCTTCATTTTCCAAACAAACCGGTTGAAAGGATTTACAATTTTTCACCTAAAGATTGGCGAACAAAACCATCTTACAATCTAAAGGATCAAACCGATTCACGCAGCCGTGAAAAACTTCAATATCTTGTTGAACTTTCCAGGATTGAAAGCCTGAGAAGATCAAACACGGTTACAATCATTGATGGCATTATTGAACTTGACAAAGGAATTAATGAAAACGTTTCTGAAATTTCATTTGATGAACTGATTCTGAAAAGAAATGCAGAAAAAGAAAAACCCAATAAATAATGAAAAGGTTTTTCATCTTTCAGGTTGTTGATGGGTTTTTCACTTTGAATGGAAAAAAGATTGATTATCCATCAATGACTGTTGAAGAAAAAGCCATTCTTAGTTTTCACATTAAAAAACAAAAACAGATTTATTATGGCCAAAGGTAGGATTATAAGACAGGAACCAAATCAATCATTGCAACTTCCGAGAGTGGGAATGATCAAAACAGGTTTCAAAAATGAAAATGGATTTCCACAAAGCACTGATTATTTCATTGCAACCGGAAAATATTCCGAACTTTTTAATCGGGAATATCCAAACAAACCATCAACAATCCAGGTTGTTTTTTGGGATGATAATCCTGAAACAATGTGCCAGGAACGTTTTGAATATCGGGATGCACAGGGAAAGTTATTTGCATCCGGTGATGGTGAAAACTTTAAAGTTTGGAACAGTACTGAAAAGAAATATCAGGACATGAATACTGTTGATGTTCCTAACTTAATGGAACAGATCCATAAAAAAGTGAATTACAAAGGTTGGAGTGTTATTCTAACTTTGCGTTTTTTACTTCCAAAGGTGAAGGATATTGCCGGATTTTGGGAATTCAATACAAAAGGTGAGGCATCAACAATTCCTGCCATCAGGGATATGTTTGATGCAATGCTGATGCAAAGGGGTTCAGTTCGTGGTGTTATCTTTGATTTGAACGTTGTATTTGCCAAAAGCCAAAAACCCGGAGTTGGTTCACGTTATCCTGTTGTTAATTTGGTTCCAAACCAAAGCAAAGAAAATATTCAGGCATTGAAGGGTTCAATAATGAATGTTGAAGCGCCAAAACAATTGAATTAATTTTGTATATTTGCATTAGTTACGCTTCGACTATAAAGTAACTGCAAAGATATTAATCCAAAACCCTATAAGGAAAGTTGAGGTCGAAGCCAACTGGAATTATGGGGTTTTTTGATAATTATAATTATGGTAAAAACAGAAAGTAAATTTTTATGCTCATCAAATGATGGAGATTCAATTCATGTTGAAGTTTTAAATAGTGATTTATTAGGAATCGTAATAAAGGATTCTTATAATAATCTTCACAAGATTACTTTAGATAAAAACACTACAATTGAATTTATTGATTATATGAAATATAAAGTTTCAAAAATGAAATAAATTATGGAAAATCAATTTAATGAAGAGCCTTCATACTATGCTATAATTCCTGCAAACGTTAGATATGATAAAAATTTAACAGCAAATGCAAAACTTCTTTTTGGTGAGATAACCGCCCTTTGCAATAAGAAGGGTTTTTGTTGGGCAAATAATAATTATTTTGCAGAACTATATGGAGTTTCAAAAACATCAATTAGTAAATGGTTATCGCAATTAGAACAAATTGGATATGTAAAAACTTCAATAAAATATAAAGAGGGTACTAAACAAATATTAAATAGGTATATAACAATTATTAATGAGCCTATTGAAGAAAAGTTAAATACCCCTATTGAAGAAAAGTTAAAGGATAATAATACATCTACTAATAATACATTTAATAATAAAAATGAATTATTTATAAATGAACAAATTCCTTTAAAAATCTCTTTTGAAAAAAAAGAAAAACCTACAAAAGAAAGTTTTAATTGTGAAGTTTGGCCGAGTTTTGATGATTGGTGGCAATTATACGATAAGAAAACAGGAAAGCCAAAATGTGAGGCCAAATTCAAAAAACTTCCACAAGCTACAAAAGAAAAAATAATGCAGCATACAGAAGTATATGTTTTAAGTCAACAGGATAAACAGTTTCGTAAAAATCCATTAACTTATTTGAATAACGAAAGCTGGAATGATGAAATAATTCAAAAATCAAACAAAGATGAAAAACAACAAGCCCTCAACCAACTTGGATCATTTACCCTCAACTACAAGCGGGAAAGAGATAACGTTAAAAACAATAATGGATGATGACTTGACAAGAAATATTTTAGTAGCACACCAGTTTCTATCTGATACCAATTTTACGCCACAAACGATTTTTGACCAGTCGCAAGCCATTAAAACAATATTTCCAAGCATACCCACTAAAAATTTAATTAAAGCCATTTACAATGGCTATACAGGTTTTTACGGAAAGACTTTTAAATTAAATATGCAGGAAATTTGCGTTTGGATTAGGTGTTATGAAAACAAGTGCAAACCAAACGATTTGAAAAACGGAAAACCATTCAATGCCTTTGAAGAAATGAAAAAGGGAAAACACGTAAATCATTAACATGGAAGAAACAAAAATTTTGGATGGATTTAAAATAATATCAGGATCTGAATTAACTCAGGATTTAGTTGATTATGCAGAAAAGGGGGCATTAAGGGGTGTTTGGTTAGGTTTTCCAAACGTTCATGAGCATTATACAATGAGTTTGCCGGGTGTTACAGATTGGACCGGAATTCCTGGTTCGGGAAAAAATGAAGTGCTGATGGAGTTCCAAATAAATACTTCAAAATTTTACGGTTGGAAACATCTTCTTTATATGCCTGATGCCGGCGACCATATAGAAATACTTTCGGATATTATCCAAAAGGTTTCTGGAAAAACATTTGACAAAAGATTTACCAACCTTATTGATGAAGTTGAAATTTCACATCATTTGACATGG